CGCGAGTAGTATCTCCGAAGTTCAGGTTGGCAGATCCAGAAAGGGGAGCGTTCTGTTTAGAGTTGTAGGGGAGATAGGTAGTGTTGACACGAGGCATCCTCATAGCAGGACCACGAAGCTCAATGTTCCTGATCTGCAGAGGGGTGGTAGCATCCTTAGGGCCAGGTCCATAGATAGGATGGGACGGGTTGGAGGTGGCACCAATATCGGTAAACTGAGTAGTACCAGCAGTGTTGACACCGTAGTTGGAGACAACCTGATAGACCAGCGGATAGAGGCCACGCATCTCAAGACCAGCCTGGGGCATAGCCTTCCTGAAACCATCGGGGTTACCGAGCAGGGAGTAGTACATGTCGAACTGACTGATAGGAGCGTCATCGCTGTTCCTGAACTCAGAATTATTGATGTCAACGACAGAGCCCTCCGCAATACCAAGCTGAGAGTCGGTAACGTTCGCAGAGAGGAACGCCTGTATGTTAGACATGGAGTCATTGGAGACAGCCTTGTACAGGATCGGATTGAACATGTCCTGAGGAGCGATCGCACCAGCCTCCTGTCCGATCTGCAGAGGATCCGCAGGGAGCAGAGAAGCACAGGCCATAGTCACGTCACAGGAATGGAAACGGACGTACTTGTGCTGCATTGCGAGACCGCCCCAGAGGCGAGAGATCAGATCTCCCTTAGGGGTATGGATCCCGACGATACCCATCTTGTTAACGTTGGTGGACAGGTCATAGGTCTCAGAGACCTTCACGAATACCATGATCAGTACCTCCTGTACTTCCTGTAGCCGTAGGAGGGCCTTCTGCCAGAGCGAGTCTTGTACCTGTACGCATAGCGCCTTCTAGAATTGTAGTAAGCCATTTTCGTTACTCCTGCAACTAGTTAAGGTAGTTGCTTTACATGAATCAACAGGGGCTATATTTAGGTGTTCCGATAGCAAGCAACATGAAAACCTACATGCTGACGATCCCGAGATCCGTACCGAAACGGGCACTCAGGATCATGATCGAGGTGAACGACTGCAAAAGGTGGATCGTGGCCAAGGAGACTGGACACGGAGGTTACGATCATTGGCAGATCAGGCTACAAACGTCAAATGATTCATTCTTCGAATGGACAAAATTGTACATTCCAACGGCACACGTAGAAGAGGCACAGGACAAGTGGGAGTACGAGAGGAAAGAGGGAAGGTTCTGGACGTCGGACGACACGACGGAGATCAGGATCGAGAGATTCGGCAAACCAAGAGGATGGCAGGAAACCGCTCTAAAACGCCTCAGGACGCAAAACGACCGTCAGGTGGATGTCTGGTACGACCCGATAGGCAATCGTGGCAAATCGTGGCTCGCAGGCCACCTATTCGAGACGGGGAAGGCATGCATCGTACCTAGGGATTGGACGAACGCATCCGAGATCTGCAACTACCTGGTCCACAACTACGACAACGAACCGATCATAGTGATCGACATACCGAGGGAGACGGGGATCCCAAAGGGATTCTATGCAACGGTCGAGATGATCAAGGACGGTCTGATCGGGACTACCAAATGGGAGGGGAGAATGCGCAACATCCGCGGAGTGAAGATCATCATTCTCACCAACCACCAGATGGATCTCAAGAAGCTGTCCAGGGATCGCTGGAGACTCAACGGGATCAATGCACAGAATACACCAATGCTCTGAACGGCGCTCCGCGCAGGGCTGACGCCCTCGGGGACCAACTTGGACAGAGGGGGCGGGAGGTCCCTTATCGTAACACTTGCGGGACCTCACCCCCCTTTAGGGGGGGTGGGGGACCCAAGGGTAAGGAGTTTACCACTCGATGTGGAGTTTTCCAAGGAGCCAATCCTTGACCTTGATGACGAGATCCAATAGCTTCACCTGTACAACCTCTCGATATTCTTGGACACGAAGTTCGTAAGACCTGAGAATCCCGAAGAATTAAGACGGGTCGGATACCTAACATCGGACCAAGAGAGGCCAGTGTTGGCCATGTAATCATCGTAGTACCTCATAGTGTCCACTGCACGGAATACATCTCCGAACACAGGGATGTTAGAGGCGAGATACACGGATCTGTTCACGAGTCCAGCGAGATAATCGTCGGTCATCTTCCCTCCATGATCTTGTGAATATTCGCATTACCAACATCGACCATACCCTCCAGATCTGACATGAGGGCCTGAGACTGCTTAGCGTAGTCAGTGGCATAAACCAGATCTCCGATCTCAGACATTCCACGCCAGTTGGAGATCTCATCGAGAGATCTGAGATCAGTGAACTCGATAGTCCAAGTGACCTTCAGCCTGTAGTAGAGCTTGTTGAGAGTCGCAGGAGGGAGGATGATCAGAGCCACATAGCAGGGAGGCATACCGCGAGTAGTATCTCCGAAGTTCAGGTTGGCAGATCCAGAAAGGGGAGCGTTCTG